AACAGCTCCAGGCCCAGGCGGAATTACACCTCCTTTAGCTATTCAAAGTGTCACAGTTGGTGGCGCATTTGAGATGTCAGCAGGCAGTGGGTCCGCATCAAATTTCAGTGTGAACCTAAGTGGAAGTACTAGTGCAGTAAACTTATCTTCTGGATCCGTTGGAAGTTTGAATAATTTCAACATAGGCGGAACAACACCTGGTACGGCTAGAGTGACTACTTTAAATACAACAGGATCTACTACCTTAGGATCTACTTTAACAGTAACCAGTAATTCTACAATAAACGGAATCTTAACTGTGGCGGGAGATGTTTTATTTACAGGAGTAGGTGCAGTCAAAGTTCCTGTAGGATCGACCGCGCAAAGACCAGCATCTACCAATCAAGGAATGATTAGATTTAATACTACAATTGGCGAATGGGAAGGATATGATGGTGCTGAGTGGAGATCAATCGGCGGAGATGCTGATGAAGATTATGGAACGATTACTTCAGCAGTTGATGTATTTGTAGATTATGGTAGCATACTATAAACCGGGAGTTTTAAAGAATGGCAAAAAGAATACAATTTAGGCGTGGAACAACAACTGAACACGCAACGTTCGTGGGTGCTCCCGGTGAACTTACAATTGATACAACAAAGAAAACTGTTGTTGTTCATGATGGGGTTACCCCAGGCGGATTTCCAGCTACTCGACTAGATTCAGTAGGTGGAACTTCTACTTTTAATGGACCTATTATTGTTACCGATGCTACAGCTAGTACGTCAACCACTACAGGTGCTATGCGAGTTACCGGCGGAATTGGTATAGGAGGAAGAATTACCTGTACACAACTGGTTGAAACATCTACTCTAACAATTAAGGAAAATGTTAATCCTATATCAAATGCTCTTGAGGATATATTAAAGTTAACTGGAGTAACCTATGACCGTAAAGATAAATCTTCAAAGAATGAAGCTGGTTTAATTGCAGAAGATGTAGATAAGGTGTTACCAAACTTAGTTACTAAAGATGCTAACGGCAATCCCAATGGAATATATTACACAAAATTAGTAGCTTATCTGGTCGAAGCAATCAAAGATCAACAAGAACAAATTGAAGAGCTAAAGAAAAAGGTATAAAATGGCCTATCAAGTAAACAAATTCAACGGAACATTCTTAGTTTCGGTGGCAGATGGTACAATTGATTCTACCACTAATATCCGTTTTGTTGGAAAAAACTATGCTGGTTACGGACAAGTTCAGAATGAAAATTTTTTACATCTACTAGAACATTTCGCTGGCGCAAGCCAACCAAGCAAACCAGTCAGCGGGCAACTATGGTACGACTCTTTAGATAGAAAAATTAAAGTCTACGACGGAACAAGATTTAGACCAGTTGGTGGTGCAACGTCAAGTGCCACTGCTCCGTTGGGATTATCAGCAGGTGAGTTTTGGTTTGATAGTCTTGCACAACAATTATACTGCTGGACCGGCAGTGAATTTGTTCTAGTTGGCCCAGAAAGTCCTGGAACTCTAGGTGAAACTTCATTGACATCTGTTACAGTCAAAGATACCGGAAACGAGAGCCATACTATCGCCAAGATCAAATCTGGCGGAACTGACATTGCAGTGTTCAGTAAAGATACATTTAATCTCAGCGATGCTGACAAGACCCTTCTTCCTAACTTTGGTAGAATCAAGAAAGGTATTACTTTAGTAAGTACGGACAACGACAACGGAATAACTACCACTGCATCTGGTACTGTTATTTGGGGAACAGCAACATCAGCACAGCGTCTTGTAGATATTGAAGACAGTTCTGTATTTTATGACATAACTGATTTTGTGTTGAAAGCATCTCCAACATTTACCACACCTGTAACTTTTAACACTGGATTTATTTTAGGTTCGGTTCCACGTGCAGCCGCTGAAATCGCTAACGGTGCCGATTTGTTGTTCAGAACTTATTCAACAGATAGTAAAATAATTTTATTGCCAGCTGGTAGTGCTAGTACTGGTGTATTACAAATTGACAGTGAATCAGTTATACCATCTTCAGGCGTAAGTTTGGGAAGTAATGCAGACAGATTTTATCAGATATTTGCAGACAATATTGCAGGAACAAGTGTAGTAGGAGCTTTCTTTGGTAATTTAACAGGAAATGTCACTGGCAATCTTGTTGGCAATGTCACCGGCAATCTAACAGGCAATGTCACCGGCAATCTAACAGGCAATGTGACTGGTAATGCAAGTTCTGCTACCAATGCCAGTAGATTGAATAATACAGAGGCCAGCGACTCGGCAACAAATTCAACAGTAGCTTTAAGAACTGCCAGCGGCAATCTAGTAGCTAACCAGTTTGTAGGTACCACCGACAAAGCTGATCGTATAAAAATAGATAATAGCGCATCTGATAACCCAGCTTCAGCATACAAGACAGCGATGACCACGCAAACTCCATTGACTATAGCTGCAAGAGATAGCAGTGGAGATATTACAGCTAGAATTTTTAGAGGTACTGCAACAGCGGTGCAGGCAGCTGACCTTGCTGAAAAATATCTAGCAGATAAAGAGTATGACGTTGGAACAGTGGTAATTGTAGGTGGCGAACAAGAAGTTACCGCCAGTGTTTGGGTAGGACAAAGAGCAGTTGGTGTAGTATCAGCGGCACCCGGTCTAATGATGAATCAAGATCTAGAAGGCGGTACTTATATTGCTCTTAAGGGTCGCGTACCGGTTAGAGTAATTGGTCAAGTTCGCAAAGGTGATAGACTAGTTGCGGCCCCAGACGGCTGTGCAATGGCTAGTGAAGATGCTAACGCCAATACTTTTGCTGTAGCGTTAGAATCTAGCTTAAATACAGAAGTAAAATTAATTGAAGCAATAGTATTATAAGGATAAAAAAATGGCAGGATCAGGAACCACGGCCCTAGCAACAGATGTTAGCATACCCTTTAACACAGGTTTTACTGTTATGGGTACAGGATCTGTAAGCAGAGGATACGGACAAACTACTTTTGGTGCCACAAAAAATATTGGCGATACTATAGGTGCCAACGATTTTAACAATATAAGATTTGACTTATTAAATGCCAGCGCACATCAAAATGGTTCTGCTGCTGCCCTATCTTTAGCCGGTAATATTACCGGAGACATCATCAATACTACAGATCCTAGCGCATTTGTCACTTACCAAGCTACAGTTGATACTAATAGATTTAACTGCCACTCTACTAGAAAGTCAACTGCCGCAGCAGGCAGCAACTCAAGAACAAGCTCTTGGGCTAGCTCAGTTACTGCAACCTATACTTTAAATTTTACAAATGCTAATGAAGCAAGATATTTTTGGAATGGCGGCGGCCGTATTCGACTAGCTAGTTCGAGAACCGGCGGAGCTGCTAGCTCTCAAAATACAGCCTGGAGTAATTTATTGAGCTCGGCCGGAACACAAGAATTTGGAGGCATAGGAGTTTACAGTTGGAACGTAGCATCCACAGATTTGTACCAACTTTTTAGTTCAGCACCCTATGCATCTAACAGTTATAAAATAGCGGTCCGAACTAACGTAAACAATAGCTCCGGCGGAGCAAACATATTCTATTTTGATCTAACCTGGGCAGATCCCTATGTAGATCCAATGCCTGGTGCACCTCCACTACCTGAAGATATTGTAGATGGTACATTAGATTATTCAGTTGAAATTACCTTCCCTACCGGCGGCCACGCTCTAACACCTAGCGGTACTTGGACCAGCTACACATATTCTAGTTATAATGCAGGTGCAATAACAGGCGGATAATATTTTGGCCTTCTAACCTAGCTGGTAAATAAACAGCTATGTTTATTCGGAGACCAAATGGACAACAGATTATCAAAGGCTCTTGAGTTTGCCAATTATCGCCAGACTCTAGCCATCCAGAGAAAAACCCTTAAAGAAAAAATTGCTGCAAAGTTAACCTACGGCCATGCAGGAGGTCTATTCAAAATCAATCGTGAGCTTATTGTATTTGTACAGATGCTGATTGATCAAGGTCGCGTAGAAAATGTACCCTTTGTTGACGAAAATGGAAACCCTGTACTTGTTGCTGATTTGCAGACATTTAAAGATGAAATTATTGATAGGTACTTTACAGCTACCTACGAATACTATGAAGATTATCAAAAGATTAAATCTAGTAGAACAGTTGAAAAGTTATTAGATATATGACCCGAGGCGTATTAATATTTGCCCACAATAGTCCCGATGTTGATTATGGTCTAATGGCCACAATCGCAGGAGGCCTTGCTAAAAAGAATCTAGGCGTCCCGGTAAGCCTTGTAACTGACTTAGGTACACTGGCGTGGCTAGAAGAGTCGGGCACATTAATCAAGGCACGAGAAGTCTTTGATCAAATTATAGAAGTTAGCAGACCCTATACTAAAAATGTGAGAAATCTACACGACGGATTTGAAAGCAAAATTATTCCATTTGTAAATTCAAATAGATACAGCGTATGGGAACTCAGTCCTTATGATCAAACACTGTTGATAGACAGCGACTACCTAATCTTTTCCGACAAGTTGAACGAGTATTGGTTAGTAGATGCCCCAGTGATGATGGGGCATAGCATGACCGACCTTACTGGAGAGCGTGGTGGTATACTAGACAGCCGTGTAAGCGAAACCGGCGTTCATATGTTTTGGGCCACAACAGTGATGTTTGATAAAAGCCCGGAGAGTGAATTCTTTTTTAAATTAGTAGACTTTGTCAAAGACAACTATGTCTACTATGCAGATCTGTTTCGTTTCAATCCTAAGCAGTTTAGAAATGACATTGCGTTTAGTGTTGCTAAACACATCATGAATGGATTTGAAACTGAATTTGCCTACACACTTCCTCCTATTCTAACAGTCTTTGACAAAGATGTTTTACACAGTGTTGATCGCAATAAATTAACTTTTTTAGTCAGTCAACCTCACGATGTTTCGGCTTTTTGGGCTGCTACAACTCGAGGTGTTGATGTTCACATTATGAATAAACAAAGCATAATCAGAAACAAAGATAGTCTTTTGGAGTTAATATGAATTTTGGCTACCTAATATTTGTAGCGGCCCATCCAGATATAGACTATACTAAATTAGCCTATGCTGCTGCATTGAGTATTAAAAATACACAACGCGAAGGTTACGATAAGGTAGCATTAGTTATTACTGATAAAGCACTTTTAGATAACTTAAAAAGTCCCTGGGTATTTGATCAAGTTATCGAATGGCCCGAACAGACATTTTGGGATGGACGTAGTTGGATGGATCAGCTTACACCTTGGGACTACACAGTTTGTATTGATGCTGATATGTTGTTTATACGAGATTATAGTCACTGGATTGACTATTTTGTGGAAAACACGGATTTGTATGTGGCCAACCGTGCCTATACATTTAGAGGTGAAGTAATTACCAGCGATGCTTACCGCAAGGCATTTACTAAAAACGATTTACCTAATTTGTATTCTATGTGGACTTTTTTTAAGAAAGGCAGTGGCGAAGAATTTTTTGAGTTAGCTCGACAAATTTTTATCAACCCACAAGAGTTTAAAAATTTATATTTGAGTAATCACATACCTAAGGTAATAGGCACAGATGAAGCATTTGCTTTATCTGCTAAACTGTTGGATATTGATAGTGAAATTGCCTACCCTTTAGATTTTCCAAAAGTAGTTCATTTGAAGCCACAAGTGCAAAATTGGCCTTGGGATGCTGACCGTGTAACTGATCAAGCGGGATTTTATCTTAAGAGTAACGGTAGTTTAAAGATAGGCAATTATCAACAGACTGACATCATTCATTATGTTGAAAAAGACATTATTACTGAAGAATTAATCAGTATGCTAGAGGAGATAGTATGGAAGAAAAACTAGACCTTCCTCTTTTTGACGAATGGATAAAAACATTATCGATTCCCGAAGAAACATATTTCTTTGAATTTGATAATGATGGAAATGTAATTGCTCTACATCCTGGCCAGATTGTTAATAATATTAAAAATAAAATTCAAATTGATAATTCTATAGCTCTAGCAATTTATGAAAGTGGTGAAACCTTACGGCATTATAAAGTAGATGTAACTTCGGGAATAGTTATAAAAGTAAGTCTTGCTAGTATAACAGGCCTACATAAAATTGACGATGTATTGCACCGAGTAATAGACAAACGTTGGACTAATATTACCAAACCAGATATAGCTATTGAGTATGATAGGTCTGAGTCTCTCCTAACATTTAAAATCAACCCATTGTTAAAAACTCTAGAGTGGCAAGGTGATCAAGACATGGTATTTTTAATAACAGAATACAATGATCCTAACGTACTACAAGAAATGATCAGCTTTAATGTCAACGAACTAGTAAAATATCCACAGAGATTTACGTTGACACTGCCAGCGAAGTTTAGCATTTATACACGAAGAGTTTTTGACAAATATACCTATGAAGACACTAGAGCTTGATATTGTTTTTTTGAGTTATGATGAACCTAATGCCGATCAGCACTACGCTGACCTGTGCAACAAGGTGCCTTGGGCTAAAAGAGTTCACGGTGTAAAAGGCAGTGATGCCGCACACAAAGCCGCAGCAGAACTTAGCGAAACTGAATGGGTTATTACAGTTGATGCAGACAACATTGTTGACAATAGATTTTTTAATCTAGAGTTCGATCCTGATAACAAAGACATACAGGTCTATAGTTGGTTGGCTAGAAATCGTATCAACGGATTACTTTACGGCAATGGTGGACTAAAGATATGGCGTAAGGATTTTATTCTTAACATGAAAAGCCATGAAGCCAGCGACAATGATCGTGCGCAAGTTGATTTCTGTTGGGAAGATGGCTACAAACAGTTTGCTGAATGTTACAGTGAAACGGTTATTACAGGTAGTCCGTTCCAGGCATGGCGGGCAGGGTTTCGTGAAGGTGTTAAAATGACCTTGCTTGATGGTGTTAAGATATCAGCTGACGAAATTAACGAAAGAATTTGGTGGCATAATCTACACAGATTAAAAATTTGGAGTACAGTTGGTGCTCATGAAGAAAACGGCTTATACGCTGTCTATGGAGCAAGACTCGGACAGTGGATGACCAATTGTACCCAATGGAACTATGTTGATGTGCGAGATTTTGAAATGTTAAAAGCCATGTACTTTCAATATGGCAAGCCTTACGAAGATGACAACGGCATTGGTTTAGTAGATGAAATTAAATCTCTAGGAGAGCAAATTAAACGGGGTATGGGATTTGATTATCCCTACCTTGATGCTAAACAAAGTAAGTACACACTGGATTTATACGAAGAAACAATTAAACTAACTAACACATACCTAAGATGATCTACGATATTTTTTATGTAAGCAAAAAAAGCATTAGCGATGTTGAATGGCAGAAATTTTGTGAACGATTTCCGTCAGCTCAAAAAATTGAAAATGTACAGTCTATTGATGATGTAAAGAAAAAATCATTTACAAAATTCTTTTGGCTAGTATGGGATGATCTAATCGTATTAGAAGATTTTGCATTTGATTATCGTGTGGAAAAATGGGATGAAGAATATGTTCATGTGTTTAAGAACAGTTGTAATGGTACGGAATCCTACATCTCTGGAATAGCATTGATTCCTAAAAAAGCAAATATACTCAAAAAAGAATTTGACTTTAAATTCTATGTAAACAAAAAAGAAATTGATATAGTAGCCAGCAAGTTTCAGTACCCTATCAGATATATTAATACCTACGAGGAATATGTTAAAGTTGTCAATGAAGAATCTAAATCTATGTTTTGGTGTGTGCGTAACGATATTAATTTAGTCAACAATGATATCTTTGATTTATATTTTGACCCGTTGGATGGAAAATACGATTACGATCGCAGTATAAATCATGTGTTTAAAAACGGAGAGTCATTTGACGGACTTATGCTGGCTAGTAAAGATAAAATTCTAATGGAAAAAGAATTTAAGTATAGATTTCCTATAGAAAAGAAAGAATGGGATATTGTTGTTAGTGAACCCAAGCCCTACGATGTTGTGTTTATTAGTTACAATGAAACTAATGCAGATGCTAATTACGAAAAAGTGAAATTAAAAAGACCCGATGCTAAAAGAGTACACGGTATAAAGGGTATTCATAATGCACACCTCGCCGCTGCAAAATTAGTCACAACAGAAATGTTTTG